ACGTCCTCGGCCCAAATGTAAACTGAAACTTCGAAGGGAAGTGTGGAGCCATTTGCATGTTGAATGGGAGTAAGTGGATAAACCATTAACTGTCCCAAGTCATGGCCCCACCCTGGCTTAGTTATGTCCACAAAATTATAAGGGTAAATGAACGGCAAAGTCATTTCACCTGCTTCGCTGGTTGTGGGATCAATAAAAATGTGGGGTCTTTGTGACGCTTCGACAATGTCAACATCCGTAAGGTCTGATGACCTAAACCTAGTCACATTATCTTGGGCGGTATATGGATTGTAACTGACCAACAATCTACCATAATAAAATGGGTTTCCATTCACCACAAACTTCATTCTCAAATTGCAACGCATATTTCGAAAATAGTTTATCTTCTCTTGAACTGAAGGATTGTTAAAATATTCAGTCCAGGGCCTCATGCCCTTCGTATTGTCAGTGGTTGATCCAGGTGTCCACTCCCAATTGGTCACCAAAATTGGTCGCGACAAAAAGTCTGCCAACTGGGAATCTTCATGGAATCCATAATCAAATGTGGTATCATATGTTGTTTCGACATCAGTGGACATCTCTTGCCCACCATCCATAAACGTCACGTTTTGATGTGAATTTACGCCTCCGGCATTTTCCGCATTTAATAAGGGTGCGGAATCTCCCTGGTTGTTTGTTTCATTAATTTCACTGTTGTTAAACGAATAATATACAATCACATGAATACGTTTATTACACATGAAGGGAACATTTATTTTGTGCAAACGGTAAATACCGAACCATATAGGTGCTACTTTTGTGAAGCCTATGTAATCATAAATAATGTACAAAATATATAAATAACATGGTATCCATACACAAAAGGCAATGTTTTACTTAAACTGCGGCTTGCTCCGCAGTATCGGAAAATTCGATTTCATGTTTCTCACAATAATCCTTGAGAACATCCCGATAACTCCGATTCAACCCGGGGATACATAGTTCCATCTCAAAATGAGATGCAACTTGTTTCAATTGTTCGCGTCGCTTTTCATATAGAGCTTCACCGTGAAACCAAAACTCACGGAGTGCTCCATCAATATTGTCCATGACCTGTTGACGCTCGGACACGTGTTTAGATTCCAAGACACAATGAAGTGACTTGAAAATAGACTCTTCACCTAGAGCCCCATGATACATACGTGTGTGCGGACAATATATGTTGTGCCTTTTCAAAAAATCAGCTTCGTGATCTTTCATATAAGGCACAGGGTCAGATTCCTTGTCGGGCATGGTCAATTCCATATCATGGTCAGCCAGAAACTTGGCATAGGTTATGTGATTAAACCAATCATGTCCTTCCTTAACTGAACCCTTTAGGTCGTCGCCATACGTCATAACGGCAACTGTGTCTCTAAATCGAGACTCGCAACCTTCAGGCCTCAATGCGTAAAACGCAGAACGCATCAACAGACTGTTCACAATACAATTGATATAAACTGTCATATTTTGGCCAGAAGGGTGGGAACCCGTATGCACTACTACATCTCCATTGTAAGAAGTGCAACAATAGCAGATCTCGGTCGCAAGCCCTTGCATCACACATAAATCACGTTCAGTGTAATTGCCAGACAAGCGGGCAAATTCAATGCAAACCTTAAACGCCGCCAATATTAATTGAGCAGGCATTCGTAAGTCATATTTGCCGTAATCTCCTGCGAGAATTCTGTCCTTCCCATGCTTGAACATGTGTCGTGCCAATTCGTCCCATTCTTTTCCATGGGCATTGACTCCGACAGCACACTCAGATTGCACCGGGAACATTGATAAACAATGTGCCACGGGCAAATAATATTTACGCATCAAGATTTGCGTAGCCCAATCGGCAGCCTGGAAAATACGCACTTTGTCTTTGGTAAGTTTCGTAGGTTCGTCCTTAGGACAAGCCTTGAATAGTGCGTAACAACGTTCTCCGTTTGCCAACTGTTCTTCCATAAGAGCAACTTGGTCCCATATTTCTTGGGGTATCTCAACGTACCGTTGCAAATTTCCTTCTTCATCAATGGTGTTAGTCTCTATAACAGAGTCTCGTTTAGCACCAGACAAGGGAAAACCTTTTGACGTGGAAAGATTCATAGCATCAATGAACCTCACACCATCCTTGCCACAAATACACTCATTCCGAGTAAGTGGCAACAA